TTTATGATCTTATGTTAAAGTATTATAATCCTAATGGTGGATTTTCAAAGCATTTAAAAAGCTTTAATACATTTGATGATGAATTGGATAGAATGAATAAGTCAAGAACATTTACAATTGATCTTCAATACAGGTTTGAAGCACTTGGGTATACTCACATAACAGACCAAAATATTTTTGGATATTCATATGACAATACTTTAAATTTTTCTAATCATGCATCAGAAAGAATTATGGAATTTAAGGATATTGTAAATAAATATGATGAGATTGTTGTCGATGGCGATCCAGGAATTGGTAAGACAACCTTAATAGGTGAAGTAATGGTTCAATTGTATAAGGTTGGCAAGACTCCATGCTACTGCGCTCCAAAGAATATTATTAATGAGCAAATATATCGTATCATAAAAACAAAATATCCAGAAATAAATATATTCAGAAACTATTGTGACCAGAATGGTTCTTTTCTTGGTGCGGATGATAAATCAAATCATCATTATCTTTATATCAGTTCATATGCAAGCCTTGAAAAATTAGAATATGCTGGATTATCCGTATTATGCATGGATGAGGTACAGGACTTGATAAATTATTCTGGTCTGCATGGTGCCAAACAAATTAAATTTCCACCTACAAAGAAATCAATATTTTTTTCAGCAACACCAGAGGTTTATATGATAGGTCAGAAGTCGGATTATTACTCAGTAAGATTTATACAAGATGGTGCTAAAAAGACAAAGATAGAAGTTGTGCCAACTAACAATGTATATGAATATGGTAAAAACTTTATTGGTAAACATGTTAATGATAATATACTTATTTATCTTAATGATAAGAATAAGGGGTTAAGAATGAAGGACGAACTATCACAGCAGGGAATTAATATAGGACTAATTAATGCCGACACTGCTGGGTCAACTCCAAATAATGATGTAATATTTAATCAAAAGCTGCCAGATGGTGTATGGGTATGTACCGACCTGTTAAACGCTGGTGTGAACATTCTAAACCACAATTGGAACTACATTGTGATGCTCGTTGATATGCACAAAGATATTTTTAAAATTGAGCAGTTTCCAAAAAGATTAAGGAACCAAACAAACGTAACAATATATCTTGCCACTACTTTTAATTATCCACCAGAAGCAAATATTCTGGGTGATAGCTGGGAGAACGTTAAATCAAAGCTTCCAAAGGGTAAGGATAGTTCAGACACAAAGAAGATTATAATTGACGCAAAAGCTAAATTTAAACAGGATAAGATTGATGAAGTTTTGGCTGATCCACTATATGGTGAAGTTCATCCATTTATTATACGGAAAAGACTTGATATGCAATATGAATCAATGAAGCAATCGGCATTAAGCATGTGTAAAATGCACAAGGAATTGTATCAGGAAATGGTCGCATCTGGTAACCTTAGTGTTAATTCATTCTATACTCAATCACTGCTGAATGATGAATATATTTACGAGGATGGAAAAAATTTAAAGATAAATAAGAATCAAATAAAACTTAAGATATCAAATGATGCAATGGAGCTTATAACTAATCATCCAGCATTATATAAAATGTATCTATGTAAGATGTTTGCCATAAGGTGGAGTAAGCCAATACATTTTACGACAACTGGACAAACAAATACAATTGATATATTCTTACAATATCCAAATGAAATAAATCAGTACTACCAGCAGCTTAAAAATGAAAAGATGTTCTTTAGCCAATACCCATATATGTATGGTCACCGTGATAACATGAGGGAAAATAGATCAAAGTATGAGAAACTAATAAGAAAATATTCACTGGCTAACGAGTATTATATGGATGTGAATACAATATATGATAGAAAGTTTGATGATATGGTTATGGCTAAAGTGATGCAGTCATTCGGTGATGAGGCTAATAAGGCATACGGTGGAATACAAGATGCAAACAAGCACAAGTTATATAAGAACCTAATGGAGCAGATGTACATTGATTATGACCCATTATATCCAATGACTACTCAGGATTTATTTGATGGTTTGAGTGAATCTTCAAAAAAGACAATTGTTAATTCAACCAGACTTGGGATATTTATCAATAAATTTATTGTATCAGTGGATAAAAATTGGGAGAAACACGGGGTGAAAATAGGTAAAAATAAAGAGTATGTTTGGAGGCAAAAAAGGCTCAACCTATCCACCGCAAAGGTGGATACTAAGTCCGAAAAAGTTAGTATCCACCAACCTATCCACCTACCAGTTAGTGTCCCAAAAGCGGTGGAAAGTAGAAAGTTGTATCTTATTGATTTTAAAGATGATCCGAATATTTTTGATGATTGAAAAACACGCCCAGTAGTATATAGATGGATTTATTTTATTATTCAATTTATTTCCATTACAACTACAAAATAACGATCACTGAAATTATGGGGGGGTACCCATAATTTTTGCAATCAAAAAATATGAACTAAAATGAACAAAGAAAAGAAAGAATGGTTAGTTGATTTAATCCTGTCCGAAATTAGTCAGGATGATTTAAATGAACAGGTGAAAAAAGGTACCAATAAATCAGACAAAGCATTTATTATTTCACCAGTGCCAAGATATCGAGCACTGGTAATTTTCCTAAAATAAACATAAAAAGAGCAATAAAATGCTCTTTTTTTAATAAACCCTGTTAATGCTTCCCCAAGTTGTGCGGATGGTGGATAATGTCTACAATCTCAGTACCACCCTTTATACAAAATAATCCCACAATTTTTATAATATTCTTTTAATAATGTGGTATTGTATGGTGGGTCGAAAACTATAAAATCAATTGAATTACTATTAATATTTTTTAAAAAATCTATAACATCGATATTGTTATTAAACAAGCTCATCATGTTAGATGTAGTGCATATTTGTAAATTTTGCAAATATTTTTGAATTATTGAATTGTAATTATTATCATTTTTTATTCTATGTATACCCATTATTATGTCAATTAAAAAAGGCATTAAAAGTTCTTTTGTATCGGAAATTTGTATATATTTGCATTTATGAAAAAGAAATTAACAGATAAGGAGTGGGCACACAATGCGATGAAGTTCCTTGCTTCCACAACAGATGACGATATACTTAAAGTACAGGCTGAACATGGCAACACATATGCTGCTAAGGAACTACTTAAACGCAATAGAATGGCTAAACTAAATAAATTATTTAGATAGGGTGCTACAAGTCAGCATGGTTGATAATTGATTCTCCTCATTCCCAATAGGCACACGTTGGTGCTAATGGGTCAATTTGTGACCTTATATAAATTATTTTTTAACAGAACCAATAGTTTTTAATATATATATAGTACAAAAAATAATGTACTATGTGTGGCAAGACGAAGAGAGAAAAGAAAAAAATATAATTAAGGAAGATGAAGCTACAAAAATTAATAAATAATATTGAACATAACTGAGGGTAGCATTGTACATATCTACCTTAACGACACCACCAGAAGAAGAGAGGTGATCAGTGCCATACAGAGTGGTGGTTGTTTGTTTATTGACGATGAACTTAATGAAGCATTACTTAGGTTGTTCGTTAATAAAGAACTACAAGTACTTAAGTAAGAGCGCAAGATGAAGCTACAAAAATTAATGAATAACATTGAAGGTGAATCAGTATGAACAGGACTTCTATAATCTAACAGGGATACAATTCCAAGTGTTTTATAAGAAAACTAAGAATGCTGTACGATGGCATGTTAGTAAAGTGTGTTATAATTATGAAGAATCCAAATTATATGTAGATAAAGCATTCGAACTGTTCATACAGAACCTACATCTGATTGATCCAACCATGAATTACTTCAATTACTTGGTAACTACAGCCACTAATCTTGTATTTCAGCACAATAAACGTAAGCGTGTACTACATACAATGGAATTGGATGATGATACATACTCTTACCTTGAAGATAGTGTAACTCAGAGCACCGAAGAGTGCAACATTTACCAGTATGATGTAGTGATTAAGATGATAGATGCACTACCTGTGATGTACAGGGAACCATTAACCATGCAACTAATCGATCATATGTCAATGATAGAGATATCTTCAGTATTAAATTTGAATAAAAATACGGTTAAATCAAGATTGAAGAAGGCAAAATCTATGATTGTAAGCAAGTATAATGCATATATGATACATCAGGTAGCGATAGGCAACGAATAAAAAAAAACAATAATATGAAAATAATTATAGAGAAAAAGATTTGGAGTGAAGATACTTTGTTTCATTATATATATTTGACAAACGAGTACGACTTAATAGGTTCATTAATAATAAATATCGAAAACGGTAATGATGACTCTATAGTAATGGCTGATTTTTATATTCAGCCAGAGTTTAGATGTAAAGGGTATGATAAGATTATGATGAACGATATTATAAATAATTACGGAGATAAGATCATTTTTATTTTTACATTAAAAAAGAATTATATATTTGAATATTATAAACAATATGGATTTAAACTGAGTTCAAAACACGCAAATGCTAAATTTAGATGGATGAAGAGAAAAAGATCAAAGTAACGAAATTAATGATCAGATATAAAAAATACATATTAAATGAATTATACTTAAATAAGTGTGATAGGTTTACCACAGTTGTGTGCAAGGGTGAGATGGTCTTTGGAAACATATCTATTAACTATCTAAAGATTACTATGCACACCAATATAGACCATATAACGAACGATCTATTGTGTGGTGACATCTAAGTACACTTCAATACTGATCGTTGATCTCAACCTACAATAATAATATATATATCAACATAATGTATTTTGTTATATATTGCTGATATATAATTATTTGATAAATGAAGCATAATTTTATATAAGTGAAATACTTATGCAGATGTAAGTATTTCACTTATATCAACGTAAGTATTTCACTTACATTTAGTAGGCTACCACATCTGTCAAATTGTGTTACTGATAGTGGGGGCAGGATGGATTACTTTCCCAACTTGCACAAGGTCGTGCTCTTGGGTTATAATAGTAAAAGAAGGTGGGTATTGTGTCCACCTTTTTTATTTTCTGAACCTTAAGTCTGAACAAAATCTGAACATAATATTATAATAACCTGATATTCAACGCATGTTTGTGATCAGCCTGGGATTAATTTGGATTACTAATACATGCCAAATATATTAATATTGTACGAGTTAAAAAAATATAACTACTTAATTCTAAGTATGTATCATGTTAATAAGACTGTAATGAAACCCGCATGAGCACTGCCTTGTGCGATGGTTGGCAATGGTATTAGACGGCACCTAAAAATAAATCTGAACAAAATCTGAACAAATATTTTTTTGTTCAGAAGAATTACGTAAATTTGCTTTTTGAAATTGTAATGCGATACTGTTTGATGTAGGACCCCTGGAATATCAAGACATATGAAATATAATATTGATTACCAACAACTTGCACAAGATCATGTGCTTAGTTACTTACTTATTACTATATTTTCAAACGGACGCTATAAATATTTATATATATAAACTAAAAAAATGGAAGCAATCTGCACCAAGATGAGCAGAGCGTAAATTTAAAATTTTAAAATTAAATACATTATGAAAACACTATTCTATTTTTTGTTGACGGCTACGGCTACTTTTTTTATAAGTTGCTCAAAGAAAGAAGATATTAAACCTGAACCAGTTGTACCACCAGTTGATACAGCATATAATATTCTCACCGATACTACGTCAGTAAAAGTCGATACCAACATAATAGATACATTGATATGGCAGCAGAACTACAGAATTGTACCACTCACTGGTACAGTATATACAGGTAGAATATATTTTTATAATTTGGTCGGTGAGAATGGGTTTATACTTCCATTCTCTAATCTATATTACGCTGCTAATCAGCCATACGGACTGTTAGTCCACATATATAAAGGTACCATTAAACTCAAATACAAGACAATTGACGGCTTGGGTAACGTAAAGAATTTTAATGTTAAAACTTATTATCTAAGCCAAACAAAAATTAAAAAGATAGAGATTAGTTATGATCTTCTCGGTGAACTGTACAAGGATACATACCTCCCAATAAAATAAATAAAAATATGAAACTAAAAATATATTATCGCAACCCTCCAGCCAAAGACGGAAAGAGTCAAGTTTACATTACTTATTCTCATGCTGGTAAACCAACAATCAAAATTGATTCTGGTCTAAGAAATAATCCTAATATTTCTGATCCTGTTATGGAGCAGAATATACGTGACAAGTACTATGAAATAGAAAAAGTAGTGTCAGTTTTTTATCACGATCATAATCATACCTATCCAACACCTGATGAATTAATGGCAGTTTTAGAGCGTCCAGAAGTGGCAACCGATCAAGTGACTAAGATATACCAGTCATGGCTTGATCGTTCAACATTCCGCTCGAAAAAGCTCCACAAGACAGTTATAAATGATATTGATAAAGCAATACCAAACTTTACATTATCAATGACAACGATAGAAAATATTGATAGGATAAAAAATTATTGGATAGGACTCAAGATTGGAAATAATACTACCACTAAGAGAATGCAGTTCTTCATGAGGTTTCTAAGATCGCAAGATAAAACAATGCTTAAACCAAATCAAGAATTTAAAAATTATGAAATGGTTTTAAAATCCGCCAAGCGTGAAGATAATATATTTACTTTAACAGAACATGAATTCACGGTGCTGTTTAATTTTAGATTTTCTAAACCTACACGGCAGTATGCAGTTAACTTATATTTACTTAGCTGTGCAACATCATTGCGCATTTCAGACGTTACCAAGGTGACTAAAGACTCGGTTAAGCCAGACAAGAATGGTGTTATGCGTGTTATGGTTCCAATTGATAAATTGGATGGTAAGTTAAGTAACGTTCCACTAAATTCTTTTAGTCAAAATATAATTTACGATCGTGATATAGATAGAACAATGGCTCAACAGCACATTCGTGAATACTTGAAGGAAGCATTTGAGGAAGCAATACCATTAATGCCTAAATCTTTTGTGGAAGAAACCACTCACTACCAGTGGATAGGTGGTTATCCAGCACACACGGTAAAGAAAAAAATGGAATTATTAACATTCCACACATCGAGAAAGTTCTTTGCAAGTTATTTTGGGTCTCTTGTAGGTGATAAAGTTGCCCAACAATGGGGTGATTGGTCTACATCTGCAAGCTATGAGAGGTATAGAAAGAAAGATTTTGACGAAAAATCGGCACTTGAGGTGCTTAAGCGAATATAATAGTTTGTCTACTATTTGAATAAGAGGGTGAAATTAAGTTTTCATCCTCTTTTCTTTTGAATACCAATCAACAAAAAATGAATTTTTTATATATAAGATAAAAGAAAATGCTCATTAAAATTAAAGTTACTGATGCATTTATTAATTCTTTAACCACAAACGATAGGGAGAAAGTAATAAAGAATGCTAAGAATAATTTCTTTACTTATACTGATAAAGAAGATTTACAAATATTGCGCCAACTTGCGCAACTGGTGGACGGGTTACAAGTTGAGTGCTTTTTAAAAAAATAATAATGTATGCCAAGAAGAAGAGAAGACTCTGAATATGAATACGACAGACTACCTAAATATTTAAAGTTAAATGATACCGAGAGAGAGCAGCTCCTAACACTACACAGGTACGGTCATGATGTTGGTGGTAAGGTAGAAGCTTACAATTATTTATTCCCAGACAAGGTAGATACCGTTGAGAATATTTCAAAAATCAAATGGTGGTCTATGAGGTTCGGTGCTAAACAAAAAGCAAGGGACTTATTCATAGATAAGATTGTGGCATCAGAATTAAAGGATTTAAATGTTAGTAGGGATAACATTACTACTAAGGTATTAGAGTTAGCAATTAAATCGGAAAGAAAAGGAGACCTGAAAGGTTCTCTTGAAGCATATAAGTTTGTTGCCCGTTTGCAGGGTTATATTAGAGACAGGCAAATAAATATCGCACAATTCATGCCAGCAATTGAGATACATCATGAACCATTGGCTGCACTACCACAAGAACAAACTCAAATTACTATATCTCCAGCACCAACTCAACAAAATGTATATGATTTTTTTAATAATAATTTAAAAAAAGATGATAGGGACGAGTAATAATTTTATATATATAAGAAAAACAATAAATATTAAATGCAAGATGGCGAACAACCTAAAATTGAAATACACTTCAGACCACTACCTAAGCAGCAAGAATGCCTAAAGTTTTTGAACGATAAAACTACACGGTTTATCCTTTACGGGGGTTCAAAGGGATCAGGTAAAAGTAGATTAGGGTGTAGTTGGTTAATATTAAACTGTTTACAATATCCATCATCAAGATGGATGATGGGTAGATCGAGACTCCAAGACCTTTATAAAACAACATTCCAAACATTCCAACAGATCGTTAAGGAATGGGGTCTTGAAGATATAGTAATGGTAAATTTCCAACGAAATATAATTACATTTAAGGGATATGATAGCCAAATATTCATGGTTGATCTATACCCCGATCCTTCAGATTTGGAATATAATAACATGTCAGGATTGGAATTGACTGGAGCATTCATCGATGAATTATCCGACATTGATCACAAGGCATTTGAAATTATTAAAACTTTGATCAGGTACAAGTTAAAGGATTTTGGATTGACTCCAAAGATATTAATGGCATCTAACCCATGTCAGGGTTGGCCCTTCGATCAGATTTATAAACCATGGGAAGATGGACGATTACCATCTGATTATAAATTCGTTCAAGCCTTCACACAGGATAATAGTTATCTGGGTGAAGATTATGTTAAGCAACTTGGTACGATGGAGGAAGGTAGTCAGAAAGAAAGGTTATTACATGGTAGCTGGTATTATGCAACCAATGAGAATGAACTATTTGATCGTGATGCTATAACACAATCGTTCTATAATGAGAGAAAAACATTTGATAATAACTGGTATATAAGTTGTGATGTTGCTGATCTCGGTGAAGATTATACAGTAATTGTATTATGGCATGGCTGGCATGTTGTTTCGATTGAGAAATTACGTGTAGATCAAGTTGAATTAGCATCACGTGTGAGAGCATTGATGAGTTTGTTTCACGTTCAAGTTCGGAATGTGATATTTGATGCCAATGGTTCAGGTGCCGCAATGCCTACATTGGTCAGAGGTAGTGTACGATATATACCTCACGCACGTGCCCTTAAAGAAGAAAAATATAAAACTATTAAAGCACAATTGATGTATAATTTCGCAAGACATTTCAAGCAAAAAGATATTAGTATTGGACTCGAATACGAAGATATAATTGTAAAAGAATTGTGCGCATATAAAAGACGTGTGAAGA